ATGCAGATCATCCAGATCTTCGACGACGTCTTGCCTAACCCGCACGCCTACCGCGCCGCGGCGCTGGCGATGCCCCGGCGTTCGGTCACGTTTGGCGACGACACCTTTCACGGCATCGCGGAGGCGCCGACCATCGACCTCCTCTCGGCGCTCCATGCGCTGGTGCCCAGCTTCACACCGACGCTCTCGTTCACCAGGCAGAGCCCCCGCGGCCAAGTCGAACCGAACTACATCCACTCCGACGCGATGATGGGCGACATGACGGCCATCTACTACTTGACCCCGGTGGACGTCGCGGGCGACGGCACCACGTTCTGGCGCCACCGGTACACGGGCGCGGTCGATGGCGATTGGAATATCACGGTCATGCGGAACCGCCGGCTGTGGAAGCCGTGGGTCCGCGCCTCGGCCAAGTTCAACCGGCTGGTGCTGTTCAAGTCGGACCTGTTCCATTCGCGGAGCCTCGAGGAGAACCACGGGGAGGGCGCTGGCGCGCGCCTCACGCACGTCGTGTTCGGCACGCTCGAGCCGCCGGTGACGTGGGGCTGGTGATGAGCCTGCATCGACGCGGATTCATTACGCGGATGCTGGTGGGGGCTGGGGCATTGCTCCAGGCGCCGCGGCTGTTGCAGCTTGATGGCATCCTAGAAATGCCGGTGCCGCCCCCACCGTTCCGGACGTTGACGACTCTCGACCTGCGCGCGCTCACGGGCCATGTCGCCACGCGCATTTCGGACGAGATCGGCACCGTCCTACCGGTGGGTCCAGCCGGGGCGATGGTGGGCGACTATGTCCAGTATGGGACGCTCCAACTCACGGACCAATGGAACGCCGCGTGCCACCTCGCTGGAAACGCCGAGGCGAACATGACGTGGATCGACGGGTGCGCGGACTCGTTGGCGACCCGTCTCCGCGAGGCGCGCATCCAGGTAAGCGCCTGCCTCCCGATCCTTCCCTACGCTCGGCACACGACCTGCAGCGCCGCGTCGTCCGCCGCGAACACGCGCCGGCCATCCAGCGAAGCATGGGAAATGGTGAATGTGACGACGCCGGCTGGGCTCACCGTGCGCGGGACGCGCTCTTACGACATCATGCACGCCGCGAATCAGTACCGCTTTGACGTCTTGGGCGCCTAGCCCTGATGCCGTGCTGCGCCGTCCGCGACTGCGGGAATCCGGCCTGCCACCTATGCGCGCTGAACCGGGAGTGGGTTCGAGACGCGCTCGCCTTGCCGCCGCCGCCCCCGCGGAAGCCGACGCCACCACGGAAAGCGTCAACGCGCTGACGGTTTCGTGTATGCTCTTGGTCGCAGGGTAGCTCAGTGGCAGAGCGCCGGGCTCATAACCCGGAAGCCGCGGGTTCAATTCCCGCTCCTGCAACCAACCCACGAGGGACGCATGGCCCCACTCGAGAACGGCATCAAGCGGCGGCACTTCATCGCGGCCCTCGGCGTGGCCGTCCTCGGCGTGGCCACCGTCCAGATCCCCGTCGCCACGCCGCCGATCGCCTTCGATGCGCGGTTCCTCAATGCGTACTACGTCGTGCCCGACCCGCTGCCCGTCATGGACTGCTGGGGCAGGCCCGCGCGTGTCGACGTCCTGTACGGCTGGGCCAAGATGCAGCCCGAGTTCGCGGTGCGGCTACGCGACTGATGAGCCGCCCATTCAAGCGCATCGAGAGCGAGTATTCGCCGCAGCAGATCGCGAAGCTGCAGATCCGGCGAGTCATCGAGGGTATCTGCGCCGACGACCTGATCCTCTGCGAAGTCGTCGCCCAGGGTGAGAAGGTGTGGCGGGCAACGATGCGGGAAGCGTTCGCACCAGTCATGGACCTGCCGGACGAAATCTGTGACAGGGCCTATCTGTTTTTCTGCGGCGCGGTGCAGGCGCGGTTCACGCTCAACCAGGATCACGCGGAGGCCATGCACCTGGCTGGCGAGTTCCTCGACCAGGTGCAACCCGTGACCCCGCCCACGCAGGCCGAGATCGACAAGTCGTGGGTCATCGAAGAGGCGAGCCATCCAGACGCCATCCGAGAGCAGTATGGCGACAAGTCTCCGCAGCAGTGGTTGGACGAGGCCATCGCTGACGGCCACGACAAGGGGATCGACTGATGGCCACCACTCCGGGGCGTCGCCCCCCGTCGCTGCCACGCATCGATCCGGCCCAGGGCACGAACAACGCTTACGGCGTGGACATGGTCAGCCGCGGCAGAGGCGACTACGACGCGATCGTGGAAGCTGGCGGCGACCCAGACGCGACCCCCGTCACGCCCGACGAGCTCGCCCGCGCCGACGCGCTCCGCAAGCGGCACGCCCGCGCTATGCGTAACTTCAAGACCTCGAGCAGCGCCGACGAAGACCAACGCCGCGCCGAACTCGACGACCTGAAGTACGCGCGCGCCCGCCTCGAGGACCACTGGACGGCCGGCGACATCACGCGCCGCAGCGGCGAGACGAATGGCGAGTCCGGCAAGCCGGGGTACGGGCGCCCCATGCTGGTGCTCGACAAGCTGGCCGTACCGAAGCGGCAGACGATGAACGAGGCCCGCAACGCGCGCCTCAGTATCCGCATCAAGGCGAAGGCGGGCCGGGCGACGAAGAAGAACGCCCAACTGGTGCAGGACGCGGTGCGGGCCATTGAAGTCGACAGCCGCGCGCACATCGCGCGCAACTGGGCCCTCGACCGCGTGATCACCTGTGGCCGCGGCTACTACCGCATCGAAACGAAGTACGCCAACGACAAGGATCGCGACCTCGACATCGTCGTCAGTCGCATCCTGAACCAATTCGCGGTCTACCCGGACCCCTGGCGCAAGGAGCCGGACGGCTCGGACATGAAATTCTGCCTCATCACCGAGGACATCCCGACACGGGACTATCCAGACCGCTACCCGGACAGCAAGCTGGCGCTCAAGATCCGCAAGGCGCTCGACGAGCAGACCGATGGCGAGATTCTGGCCGGGTCGGTAGTGGAAGACGGGACCGACGCGCAGCACGATGGCGGCGCGCTCACGGGCACCGGCGACACGCCGCCCGGCTGGATTACCGAGGCCACCATCCGCGTCGCCGAGCACTTCTATGTGGAGTACGAGCGCCGCACCAAGCTATGGGTGCCGACCAGCCAGGGCCATCAGGAGATGTGGGCCGACGAGATCCCGCCGACCGTCCAACTCCCGCCCGACGTCCTGAAGCGCGAGATCGTCACGCCGGTGGTCAAGTGGGAAGTGCTCAACGGTGAAGAAATCCTCGACGAAGAGCAGTGGCCCGGCCGCTTCATCCCGATTGTCGAAGTCGTCGGCGAGGAGCACAACGTCAACGGCGAGCGGACGTTCAAAGGCATCTACACCGTGGGCAAGGACGCGAATCGGTCCTACGAGTATCACCGGTCGGCGCAGGTCGAAGCCGTGGCGCTCGCCCCCCGCGCGCCCTACATCGCCGCCGAGGGCCAGACCGAGCTGTATCCGGAGTGGGACACCGCGAACAGTGAGAATCACTCGGTGCTGGTCTACAAGCCGACGAGCCACGACGGCCACCTCATGCCCCCGCCGCAGCGCAACACGTCTGAGCCGGCGATTCAGGCGATCACCATCGCCGCGCAAGCCGCCGACCAGGACATCAAGGACATCACCGGCCGGCACGAAGCGTCCCTCGGCCAATACTCGAGCGAGCGCAGCGGCAAGGCGGTGCAGTCGCTGCAGCAGCAGGCCCAGGTCGGGAGTTCGCATTTCCTGACGAACCTGGCCGAAATCTCGATGGCCTACGAAGCGCGCATCATCGTGGACCTCCTGCCCAGCATCTACGACCGGCCCGGCCGCGTCATGCGCTTGCTCGGTGAGCGCGACCAAGAGGAGTACGCGATCGTCGGCGCCCCCTTCGTGCAGACGCCGGACGGGCCGCAAGCCGTGCCGGTCCCCCCAGGCATACCGCCGGAGGGCATGGTCGGCCAGTCGGTGCAGATGCCGGGGATGGCGAAGCCGCAGCGCGCGAAGCTCTACACCTTCGACGCCGACGCCGATTACACGATCGCCGTGGGCGTCGGGCCCAGCACGCAGAGCGCGAAGGACCAGAACAGCGAATCGATCCGCGCCATCATGGAAGCGGCGCCCGCCCTCGCGCCGCTGATGGCCGACCTGCTCGCCTCGCAGATGGAAGGCGACATCGCGGAGCAGCTGTCGGCCCGCATCAAGGCGGTGCAGCCCGCGATCGCCAACCTGCCGGGCGGCGAAGACGATGACTCGGACATGTCGCCGGAGGCGATGGCGAAGATCCAGGGTCTCACCATGCAGCTGCAGCAGATGCAGCAGCAGCTCCAGGAGGCCATGACCGAGATTCAGACCCGGCGCAGCCAGTATCAGACGCAACTGATGATCGCGCAGGAATCCAACGCGTCGCGCGAGCGCACCGTGCTTGCCACGACGCGCACGCAACTGGCCATCGCGCAGATGAACGGCGGCGGCAAGGTGGACGTCGCCACGCTGCAGGGCGAGATCGACGCCGCGATGGGCGAGTCGCAGCAGGCGCACGACGTCCTCATGGCCCGGCTCGAGGCGTCCCTCGAAGCGCAGCTCTCCGAGGACCAGGACCAGCGTGCCGCCCGTGCCGGCGACCGCGACGAGACGCGCGCGGTGCGCGGCGACGTGCGAAAGGAACTGATGGCCGGCAGCGCGGCGAGTCGGCAGCGCGCCCTTGCCCGCGAGCAGCGCGAGGGCGACGAGCAGCGCGCGCGCCGCGACGGCGTGCGGCAGGACGTGCAGGCCGTGCTCGCCGACGTGCGGAAAGGCGTCATCGACGCAGCCGCCGACCGCCGACAGGCCCAGATCGCCGAGGCGGCCACCGTCCGTCAGGCGCGCGCGACGAAGCCGAAAGCGGCAAAAAGTTGACAGCGCCAACCGTTTGACGTGTAGAGTATGAGCCGAGCAGGGACTATGGCCGACACCCCCACCCCGATTGACGATTTCGCCGCAGCCCCCACGGTGGTCTCCGATGACGACTTCGTCATCACCGATGGCGGGCAGATCCGGGAAACGGCCGAGGAACTCCGCCACACCCTGAGTCACGACACGCCGGCCGACGTGGCGCCAGGCGACGAGACGCCCCCCGGCGAGCGCATCGAGCACGCGGACGGATCGGTCGAGTCCACCGGCGCCGGCAGCGCGAAGACCGAGAAGGCCGAGAAGGCCACCGAGGCCGTCAGCAAGCCGAAGCGCACGGTCGAGGGCCGCGTGGCCGAACTCCAGAAGGAGATCGCCACCAGGACGCGCGAGAAGCACGACACCATCCGCGAGCGCGATGCCGCCGCCAAGGAACTCGCGGACATCCGCGCCCAATTGGCCGCCGCCCGCGAGCAGGCCCGCCCCGGCTTCCCGCGCGACACCCCCGTGGTGCCCGCCGACGCCGCCGCCGCGCCGGCCACGCTCCCGAAGAAGCCCGTCTGGAAGGAATACGACGACGCGGGCAAGGACTGGGACGCCTTCAATGACGACCTCGAGGCCTACCGCGACGCGCGGTATGCCGCCTCGGAAGGCGCGGTGAAAGGCCACTTCGCCGCCGAACTCGCGCGCGTGCAGGCGGAGGCGGTCGCCCGCGTCGAGAGCATCGAGGCGCGCGCAGCCGAAGCCACCATCAACGCCGGCCTGCAGGCCCGCGTCGACGCCGTCAAGGCCAGCACCCCCGACTTCGCCACCGCCATGGCGGACTTGCGCGCCGCGGGGGTCGAACAGACACCGTTCATGCGCGACGTGGTGCGGATGCACCCGCGGGGCGCCGATCTGCTCTACGCGCTCGGCAAGAACGTCGAATCCGCGGCGATCCTGCAATCGCTGGACTTCTCGACGGTGATGTTCGACGCCATCATGGAGTCGGACGATCCTACGGCCGTGCTGTTGCATCTCGCGGAAAGCAGCGAGACGTTTGAACAGATTCGGTCGCTCGATTCGGCGTCCGCCGGAAGGCGGATCGCCGCGCTAGATGCGCGCCTCTCGTCCTCGTCCTCGCCCGAACCCCGTGCCTCCGGCTCGCGGCGTTCCGGTACGACTGTCTCACGCGCTGCAACCCCCATCCGGCCGGTGGGCGCGAGCAGCAAGGCGTCAGTAGTGGACGACGAGGACGACGAAGGCGAATCCTTCGAGTCGTGGATGTCCCGCGAGAACAAGCGGGACGCCGATCACGGCCGTCGCTAGATCCTCCACCACCGGCACCTGTCGTCTTTCGGGCGGTTCGCAGCACGCGACTGCTCCGTAGAGGTCTGACATGTCCGTATCGAACAGCCTGGTGACGCCGTCCTGGGTCATCAAGAAAGTCACGCAGCGTCTTACCAACTCGCTCCGCTTTGCCGCCAACGTGACGCGGGGCTACGACAGCCAGTACACGATCTCCGGCGCCAAGGTGGGCTATACCGTGAACGCGCGTCTGCCGCAGCGTTACATGGTCAACAAAGGCCAGGCGCTCAACCCCGTCAGCGCCAACGAAGAAGTGGTCCCGATCACCCTCACCGATCAGGCGAACGTCGGCATCGAGTTCAGCTCGGCCAGCCTCCGGATGGAAGTGGACAACTACACCGAGCGGTACATCGACCCGGCCGTGGAAGCACTCGGCAATCAGATGGACCTCGACGGGCTCCAGCGGATGTACAAGCGCGTGTTCCGCACGGTGGGCACGCCTGCCGTGGTCCCCACGACCAACGCGTCCTACCTCGATGCGACCGTGAAGCTCACGGAGGGCGCGGTCCCGACCGGCCGTCTCGTGGCGATTCTCACCGCGCAGATGCACGCGTCGCTGGCGAACGCCAATCTGGCGTTGTTCAATCCCGGCGCCGTGATCTCCAAGCAGTACCGCACCGGCAAGATCGCCGGCGAAGTGCTGGGCATCAAGGAGTGGTACATCGACGAGAACGCGCCGACGCACGTGGTCGGCCCACTCGGCGGGACCCCCTTGGTCAACGTGGCGGCGGGCGCGGCCGGCGCCGCCTCCGGCGTGACGTCGCTCGTCACGGACGGCTGGACCGCCGCCGCGGCCAAGCGCCTGAACGAAGGCGACGTCATCCAGTTCGACGGCGTCTTCGACATCAACCCGATGTCGTACCAGTCCACCGGGCGGCTCAAGGACTTCGTGGTGAGCGCCGACGTCTTCTCCGACGGCAGCGGCAACGCGACGATCCCGTTCTCGCCCCCGCTGGTCTATGGCGGGAGCAACGCCTACGCGACCGCCACGGGCCGCCCGGCGGACAACGCGGCCATCACGATCTTCGGCCACGCCTCGACGCACGCGAACAAGGTCACGCGCACCGGCCTGGTGTATGACCCGAACGCCTTCACGTGCGTGATGGCGGACCTCCCCCTGCCGCAGGGGGTGTGGGTGAGCAAGCGCATCAGCAACGCGGCCATCGCCATGAGCGTGCGCTTCATCAAGGCGTACGACGTCATGACCGACCAGTCCCCGGCGCGTCTCGACATCCTGTACGGCTGGGCTGCAGTGCGCCCCGAGCTCGCCGTGCGGATCCAGAGCTAGCCGACACGCCCCAGTCGCGATCGCGGCGCGCGCGGTGAGGTTCACGCCTCCCGCACGCGCCGCCTTACCCCAGTTTCCAGGAAGGACTCACGCTCATGGCTATCACTCGCACCACTCTGTCGGGCTCGGCCTCGAAGGATGCCGACACGTTCTACGTCACCTCGGCCACCGGCGCAGCCGCGGGCACGCTCATGAAGGTGAACAACGAGTACTCGACCATCGTCCGCGTGGACGGCACCGCCGTGCGCGTTCGCAGCCGCGGCCAGAATGGCGGTCGCGCCATCGCCCACGCGCAGCTCTCGCCGGTCATGTTCGCCCTCGCCGCGGACCTCGCGCCCTACATCACCGAGCACGGCGGGCTGGCCTCCGAACTCGAGGAAATCACCCTGAGCGCGGACGGGGCGATCGCGATCCCGACGCGCCACACGCGCATCAACATCATGAAGGGCTCCATTGCGGTGTTGACCCTGACGGCGCCCGGCGCGACCGTCCTCGACGGGATCGAGTTGCAGATCCACGGCGTGTCGTTGTTCGCGCACACCGTCACCCTGACCGCGGGCTTCTACGGCAACACCACGACCTCCGACGTCGCTACGTTCGCGGCCGGCGGC